TATTAAGAAAGGTGTAAAAGGAATAATATTTAAACACAATTTAAGTCATAAAGATGCATGTTATGAAATCGCAACAAGTGATATTGGTATTTGTTGGCGTAAAAATGGATGGGGTGATAATGGACAAGTAAGCACGAAAGTGAAAGAGTATGAAATGTATAAAAAACCCTGTTTGTTTTTCATTCCAAAATATAATCAATTGCTACATATTATTTTAATGGAATTAAAACTTTATAATTTTGAAATGATTAAATTTTACAATGAAATTATTTACATTTATAAAGAAAATGTACAATTGATACCCTATGTTTTACATAATGCAATGCCCTATGATAATGGTGGTTATGCTGTTAGAAGTCATAATGTTATGAATACTTTTAATAACATGTATTCAGATAAACAATATATAGGTATCCACAAATTTAGGTATCCATACAAGCTATTTAATTTGAAATCTGTTGAAAAATATGTAAATAAAATAGATAATGTTAATTACATTACTTTACCGTTTGTAACAGGAATTAATTATAATCGAATGTTATTATTTTTAACGGGTTTATTTAATTTTAAAACATATCATATGGCTTCTTCATTTTCGAATGCAGAACCAATTATTTCATTTTGTAAAAATTATAATTTGCGTTCAATTTATGAAGTGAGAGGTATGTGGCAATTAACAGGAATATCTAGAATATTACATTATAAAAATCAAATACAAGAAAAGTATTTGAAAAAATTACAACAAATTTATCCTGTAGATAAATATAAAAAAGTCTTTAATGGCGAAATTAATTGTATAAAAAAATCAACAAATGTATTATTTATAACAGATGAATTATATAATTATTGTGAAAATAATTATAACAGTTTGAAAATATCGGAAAATTTTGAATTAGACATAATATTAGGTAAAAACCAAAAAAATATACCAAAAATATTTTATAATTGTAGTAATCATAATAATTTTGAAAATATTTCACTTTATAAACCTATTAATATAAAACAAATAAATAAAAAGAATCCATTTATTATTGGTTACACTGGTAGTATAGTTTATTATGAAGGTATTTATCAAGCAGTTATTGCAATAGAAAAATTAATTAAAGAAACGAATTTAAATATAGAAGTTCATATTTTGGGAAATATGAAACCTGTATGTCTCGAAGAAGAAGGATTAAACCTATCATATTATAGGTCTATTGGAGAAAAATCATTTGTAAAGTTAATCAACAAAGTTTCACATAATGAAGTTGTAAATATCCAAAAAAATTTCCACTTATATATGATACCACGATTAGATTTACCTGTAACAAATATAGTCTCACCATTAAAACCTTTTGAACCAATGTCATTAAGAATACCATTGATAATGTCAGATTGTTTATGTTTAAACGCAATTTCAAAAAATGGTGAAAATTGTGTTGTATTCAAACGAGATGATTTTAATGATTTTAAAGAAAAGGTTTTACAAATAATTAAAAATGGTTATAATGAACAATTGTTACAAAATGCATATAATTTTGTTAAAAACGAACGGTCATGGAAAAATATGATTAAACATGTTGGATTATATGACTTGGTTTAATTTAAATAATATATAAAAATTAATAATATATTATTTTTTATTTATTTACATTCTTGAAGATTTAAAATGGCATCCCCCCTAAATTATTTTCAATATTTTATAAATTAAAATATTCCAAGTGCGGATTTAAATATTCAAGGATGTAAATGTCAAATAATATTATTTTTTGGAAACTATATCTTTTATATAATCCGCAAAAAGTTCTACATCGTTATTAACTTGTATGTTTCCATATAATGGATGATTATCTTTATATTTATAATCGGGTTTGTTTTGAAATTCTCTAACAAATTCATTTAAAACTTTTTTAGGATTTTTCAATATATTATTATAGGTTTCAACTTTTCCATAAAATAATTCGCGAGTATATTTTATTCCAAGAGGTTTTTTCCATGATGAGTCAAATAATTCTATATTATCTGTTATATGAAGCAATGGTAGGTTAAACATATGATTATGAAGTCCAAATGTAGATCCACTTAATAATAAACCCATATCGGTATAAAAATCTATATTTCTAGAATCATCCATTTCAATAAATGTATGATTAGGAATAAAATTTACCATTTTTTTCATTGGAATTTTAGATTTCTTTTCTAAACTAAAGTGCCATGAGGAACCAGGAACAAAAACTGGTGCAAATCTCATATTATAAAAAGGATGAGGTTTAAAAACAACATTATAATTTAATTGATTTAATATATTTTTTATTTTTATAATCAAATTATTATTTTCCAAAAAATATTTTTCTGCATTTGAACATACTCTTATATAATACTTTGGCCAGGTTAAATATATTGTGAATATTTTTTTAGATGGATCTAAATTATATTTTTTATAAAAGGTTGTTTTATCAATAGTTGGTTGTATATTTGCAAACCATATTGGCATTAATTTTGCATTGTCATTTTGTAATAGTTTGCTATAAAATAATAAATTATTTTGGTTTCCGTAACTAAAAATTTTATTATTCTCTAGTAATAAAGGATTTATTGTTACGTAAATATTTTTTATTAATGGCGAATTAGTTATATTTGTATCTATACGTATATGGAAACAATCATAACTTAACATTGTTCGAATTAATATTATTTTTTTGTTTTTTAAATAATCAGGATATTTACTAAAAATATAGGGAATTAATGGAACTCCTTCACTGTTTATGACAAAACAATCAGTATTATCTACAATTTCTTGATTAACCTTATTTACATCAGCAATTATATTGATCAAATATCCATTTTTTTTTAATAAATTTACTAATTCATCTATATTATATTTTGAAAATTGGGATTTAAAAAAAAAAGTTATTTGAAATGGTTTATCCTCTTTATCCATAAATGGTTTATCCATAAATATATTATAATGTATATTATAAAATTTACAAAATAAATAGTTTATTCAAAAATATTTAACAAAACATAAACTCTTATTTTTTTTATTATAAAATAATTTATTTAATTGGTTAGGGTTATGTACCTTTCATAGAGTCGCACCACTCCATATCCTCATACCCCCCTTCTTCCAGGCAGAAGATAAACTCAGTGTAGTTGGTAAGAGTTAGGTTGGTGTTACCAACCTGCTGTTAGGATTAGGATTACGATTAGGATTATTAATTGGTTTATTTATTACTCTATCAATATAATCACACCATGCATCTACATTAAGATCATACGAATCGCCATATAAAAGATGGTCATGTTTATATTCAAATCCTTCAGTAGTTTGTTCTTCTTTTACTTCAGTAGTTTGTTCTTCTTTTACTTCAGTAGTTTGTTCTTCTTTTACTTCAGTAGTTTGTTCTTCTTTTACTTCAGTAGTTGATAACGATTTATTTTTTGATTGCAACTTATCAATATTATATTCTTTAATAAAGTCGTTTAAAATATTTTCTGTGTTCTCTTCTAATAATTGTATTGTAGTATATGATCCATATACTATTTTTTTAAAATCATTTTTATCTCCTAATGCCGTTTTCATAAAGTTATTTATTTGATTGTCATTATCAACATGTAATAAAGGAATATCAAACAAATAATTCTGATAACTAAAGGTGCTACGTGATAATATCATACCCATTTTTGTGTATATGTTTATATCATGTACATCTTCACATTCTATAAATGTATATTTATGTAAATAATTATCTTTCATAAGAGATAATGGAATAAGTGTGTATTTGTCATATACTGAACCGATATAAACATCGCCTTCATCAAATGGGTTAAATCTCATACTCCTATCAAAGGGGTGTGGTTTAAATACTACATTAAATTTTTTTTGCAAACTAGTGATTATACTATCTACTAGTTTGGGTCTTTCAAAAAAGTATGGTTCTATTTTACAATTAGGATACTGTAATCTCGCTTTTTGATTTTTTTTGCTAAAAGTTAATGGCCAGGTTAAAAATATTGTAAATATCTCTTTATTTGCATCTAAATTATATTTTTTAAAAAAAGATTCTTTAGATAATTTTGGTATTTTTGAAGGTGTAATCGGAGGCATTACTTCAATATTACCATATGAATGTAATTTTTCAATATGAGGCATTTTGTAAGTATGAGGATATTGTATTTCAGTAGTATTTTTATTAAACCACATTCTAGGTAATGGAAAATAAAGATTTTTAATATAAATAGATTTTCCATCAAACAAACGCGTGCCGTTACAATATTCATTTATGAAATCCCAACTTAAATCATCACGTAAAAAAATAATCTTTTTATGATGAAAAAAATCAGCATTTACATTATATATTAATTCAAACATGTCCTTCGTGTATTTATTAAGAATTAATATATCAGTATTATTTAAATTTTGAATTACTTGTTCATTATCTTTTGCTATTAATATAAAATATTTTGTCATTAATTTATCAATTATTTGGTTTAAATCATATCTAAAATAATATTCCTTAAAATAAATAGTTATATTAACCATACTATATAATATATATTATATAGTATATAATATAATACAAAATATATTATTATTACTTATATAGTTAAAATAATAATATGATGTTCAATTTCACATCTTGTTTTTATATTTTTAAACTTTTAATTGTAATTGCAATAGTATTTAATAATCCTTTATAAGGAAAAACTATGCTGTGTTGTTTTATATCAGTACCTTGACAATCTGGATTAAATAAATTAAATATACAATTAATATTAGTAGTTTTTATAAAATCCATAAAAGGATGACAAGATGTTTTACAATGTCCATCTTTTATGTTTTGATAATATATAATTTTTTCGGGTTTATTTTCTAATAATTTTTTTTCTATATCTTTTTCATTATATAATAATTCGTCATTATTTTCATGTAATAGTTTCTTATGTTTATAATAATGAACGATTCTATTTTGTTCTAATCTATCCAAACCATATATTTCAGGATATATTATAGGATTTCCTATCAATGCTATTTTATTAAAAATAGACGCATATAAAAGTGCTGGATATGCGCCTGCAGAAGAACCCGTAAAAATAACATTTTTATATTTTTTAAAATTTATAATATATTTAAATATTTCTTGATAAATAGGTTCGAAATTATATTTACTTGTTGATAAATACCAATTTACACTATAGTGTTTATAAATATTCGTCAAAGCGTCTGATATACACAATAGATCACATAATGATTCAGGAATATCGTATCCTCTAAAGATAATTTTTTTTAAACCACTGTTGTTATTTTTAACTGCACCATGAAATGATATAACCAGTATATCATTTTTTTCTAATGTTTTTAATAAAAAACGTACATTTTTAAAATGATATGCATTATTTGTATTCCTTTTAATTTCATTTATTTTCTTTAATGTAATTACATCATACCCGTAACCATTAAAAATATTCTTATCGCACATTATATAATTTAAACATATTTATATAAAATACAAAATTTTAACTGCAAAATTCAGTAAAAAAAATTGTATAAATGTTAAATCTAACATTTATATATTTTCACTTTTATATATTTCAACCATATTATTTAAACGTTCATCTGTTATTAATTCATTGTCACCGCTTGAATATATATATTCACTTGGACAGTGTTCAGTTCCATATTTATCTTGGAATTTTTTTGGAACACATATGTGATCCATGGGTTGTATAATATATCTATTTTCATTAATAATTGCTAGATACGATTCAGATTCTCCAATCATTGCTTCATGTAATTTTTCTCCAGGACGAATACCAACTTCTTTAATTTCTACACCTGGAGCAATAACATTTGCTAATTGGCATATATTATAACTTGGAAGGCGCGGAATAAAAATTTCGCCTCCAATCATATCTACTCCACAATTCAAAACAAAGTTAATAGCTTCTTGTAATACTAAAGTAAATCTTGTCATTTTATTATCTGTTACAGTAATCAAACCTTCTTCTTTTTGTTTTAAAAATAAAGGAACAACTGAACCACGACTTCCAAAAACGTTACCATATCTGAGTACAGAAAATTGTGTTTTATTACCACTTAGATGGTTTCCAGCAATAACAAGTTTTTCTAAACATAGTTTTGTTGCACCATATAAATTAGCAGGACTCACACATTTGTCTGTACTTAATGCAATCACTTTTTCAACATTGTTATTAATTGCGGCTTTAACCACATTTTCGGTGCCATATATATTTGTTTTGATTGCTTCATTTGGATTATATTCAGTGGCAGGTACTTGTTTTAATGCAGCAGCATGGAATACAATATTTACACCTTTGAATGCCTCATCAACGCGCTCTTTATCTCTAATATCGCCTAAAAAGTATCGCATACATGGATATTTTTCTGGACTAAATATTTTCTGCATGTTATATTGCTTAAATTCATCTCTAGAAAAAACAATAATTTTTTTTGGTGTAAAATGGTTAAGTAAGGTTTCTATTAGTTTGTTTCCAAATGATCCAGTACCACCAGTGATCAAAATATTTTTTCCATTTACTAATTCAGCAGTTTTTTCTAAATCTAAGTTGTACAGTAATTTCATTTATATATTATTGTACAATAATATATAATACAAAATAATTAGATATAACATTTTGATTATACTTTTAAATTATTTAAATATTGTAATACATCTTCTAATGTAAAATCGTTTTTACTTAAATAAACATGTTTAAAAATATTTTTTATTAATTCGTAATCTTCTTGGGTGTCTAAACTTAAATGTAATTCATCAAATTTAATGTTTTTATATTTGTTTTTTAATTCATAGTTATATTGATAAGAAGAATATTTTTTAATAATATAAGTTGATACATGCTCTTTCTCATTTTCATTTGCATTAATTTCTGCTTCTTTTAAAACATTAAAAGAAAATATTTCACAATTAAATCCATCAGGAAATTTATGGACACCATAATATTTTGGACCAAGATAGTTTAATTTTAACTCGAAATATTTATCAATCATCTTATCTATATATATTGGGTCAAATAATGGACAATCACTTGTTAATCTTACGATTGTGTCTGAACCATAAAATTTAGCTGTTTCATAATAGCGATTTAATACATTTTTTTCACTACCTCTATAACATTTAATATTTTTTTGTTTGCAATGTTCAAATATTATGTTATCTTGTTCCAATATACTTGTGCAAATAATAACATTCCGTATATTTTTTGCTCTTGATACTCGATCGATTACATGATCCAAAACAACTTTATCTTCTATTTTTTTCATCACTTTTCCCGGTAATCGCGTGGATCCCATTCGTGCCTGAATAATTACATCAATATTTTTCATACTATATATATAGTAAATATATAGTATATATTACAAAATTTACACTGCATATGCGTTTAAAACTTTTGATAATATATCTACAGTGTCTTGCATATCTTGATCAGTCATTGTTGGGAAAATAGGTAAAGTTAAAATACGTTTATAACAATCTTCCGCAACAGGCATCATTCCCTCAAATGTTTGATAATTTTCTTTATAAAATGGATGCATATGAATAGGCATATAATGAACATTAACACCTAAACCTTCTGCATGTAGTGCAGTAAATATTTCATCTCTTGTTGCTTTTAAATTTTCTAATTTCAATTTAATTATATATATATGATATGCGTTATCGTATTTTTTTGTCAAAGGTGTTAAAAACTTATCAAGTGACTTAAATTTTTCATCATAAAATTTAGCAATAGATTGACGCTTTTCAATCCATTGTGGTAATCTTTTTAATTGATTTATACCTAAAGCACACAATAAATCTGGAATACGATAATTATATCCTAATTCGGTCATCTCATAATGATGGGTAGATTTTGTTTGTCTTTCTCTATAGTCAGTATGAATACCGTGGGCTCTAAATGCTTTCATTTTTTTGTAATATGTTTCATTATTTGTTACACACATACCTCCTTCACAAGTTGTAATGTTTTTAACAGGATGAAAACTAAAGGTAGTAATATCAGCAAAAGATCCAACCATTGGTTTGTGAGGATATTGAGATATTTTACATCCAATAGAATGTGCTGCGTCCTCAATAATTTTTAAATCATATTTATCAGCAATTTTACGTATTTCGTGATAATCACATGGTTGTCCTGTAAAATCAACCGCAACAATTGCTCTTGTATTTTCATTTACTAAAGGTTCGATTTTAGATACATCAATATTCATTGTATTTGGATCAACATCACAAAATACAGGTTTAGCACCACAATATACAATCGCATTGGATGAAGCTACAAAACTTATACATGTAACAATTACTTCGTCACAATTAGATAAATTTAATGCGTCTAACGCAAGATGTAATGCTGATGTACCACTGTTTACAGCTACACCATATTTAGTATTGACAAATTCACATACTTTTTCTTCGAATTCTACTACTCTTGGTCCTGTTGTTAAATAAGCATTTTCCTCTAAAACTTGCATAACTGCTTGTTTATCACTTTCATCAATTGTTTGTTTACCATATTGAAGTTTTTTGCTTCTAAAAGGATTTCCACCGTTAATAGCTAGATTCATCAATATATATTATATATATTAAACAATATGGAATTTTTTATAGTGTTTAATATTATATGAAAATAAACAACAATTTCATTGGAAAAGGTCATAAAACCTACATCATTGCTGAATTATCCGCAAACCATAACCAAGATTATAACGCTGCAATTAAATTAATTCATGAAGCAAAAAACGCAGGTGCTGATGCCGTAAAATTACAAACATATCGCGCAGACACTATCACAATCGATTGCGACAAAGATGATTTTCAAATTAAAGGTACTTTATGGGATGGACAAACATTATATAATTTATATGAAAAAGCCTACACACCATGGGAGTGGCATAAAGGTTTAAAAGAAGAAGCCGAAAAATTAGGTATGGATNTGTTTTCTAGTCCATTTGATGTAACTGCTGTTGATTATTTAGAGAATTTAAATATGCCAGCATATAAAATTGCTTCTTGTGAGATTACCGACCATATATTAATAAAAAAAATAGCTGAAACGAAAAAACCCGTTATTATTTCATCTGGAAATGCTTCTGAAGTAGAATTACAAGAAGCAGTTGATATATTAAGAGCAAATGGTACAACCGAAATTTGTATGTTGAAATGTACTGCTGCATATCCTGCTAAAAAAGAAGACGCAAATTTATTAACAATAAATGATATGATAAACAGGTATAATGTTATTGGTGGTTTATCTGATCATACTTTAGGACATGAAGTGCCAACATTATCTGTTGCCATGGGTGCAAGAGTTATTGAAAAACATTTTACATTATCGCGAGATTCAGGAAGTCCGGATGATGCATTTTCTTTAACACCTGATGAATTCAAAGAAATGGTGGAATCGGTACGTGAAGCAGAAAGTATAATAGGTAATATTACATATGGAGGTGTGTTGTCTGAAAAGGAAACGAAAAAACATAGGAGATCATTGTATATTGTAAAGGACATGAAAAAAGATGATAAATTTACGGAAGATAATTTAAAATCAATACGACCTGGTAATGGATTACATACAAAACATTATTGGAATATATTAGGTAAAGAATGTAATCAAGATATTGAATTTGGAACA